TAAGATCCTTTTACGATACCATGATCTCTTGTGTATACCTCAAAGTCCATAGATCCTATAAACTGTTTGCTAATTGCCACCACCCCATAATCCATGCAATTCCAAAACTGGAGATTATAAAGATCCATATCTGGAGTTGGGGTCTGTGGTTCAACAGTAAAAGCACTAATAGGAAGTTTATCGTAAAGAGCACCGTAGTCAGGCAGATAAGTTTCAAAATAGAAAGCTCTACCTGGAATAGACTTTGCCGTAATCCAGACACCTTTTACAAACTCTCCGTGCCCATCTTCGCCATCTCTTAAATATTCTTTACGAACCCATACATCTATAGAAGGTAAATTAACAACTAGTGTAGACATTTATGTATAAATTAAACCCCTTCTGTATCCGTTGACTCTATCGTATGTAAGAATCTCTTTTCGGTTTGCGTCACCAACGTATGATACATGTACCCAACCAGAACTTGGACCTTTGGCTCTTTCATAACATTCTAATATTAACTGATCGAAATCTAATTCGTTTGCTATGTATTGTGCTAGTTCTGCGTTGGCAATACCTGGTATCTCTATGTCAGCAGCCTGACCTTTGCAATGTTGACTTGTGCTTTTTGATCCTATGGCTCGACATAACGCTGCGCTGCGATATCCAGAGTTAACCACAACTGGTTTATCAAAGTGAGTTCTGATAGGCTCAAGAACCTTTTCACATAGTGCCATCATAGCCACTACATGTTTGTCTCCAGGTGTGTTCTCTATGCCTTTTCTTTCCGCCGTTTGTGATTTCACAAACTCTGCTATTGTAAAATGTGGTGATAATCTACTCATCCAGTTCTCCTAGCGATCTGCATATTTTTCAAAACAGATTCTGGATTAGCTCCTAAAAAGGCTGCAATCTGTCTATTTTCTGGAGAGGGTCTTAACAATTCGTTCACGGCTCTATTTTCAGTCATCTCCACTGTCGGTGGTGCTTGAGTCAAGTTTTGTGGTCTTGGTTGTGGTAGTTGATCGTTCCTTGTAGGAAGATTCGATAAGTTTAAAAACTCTCTAATATTCTGTGTTGGTGTTTTTAATTTTTTTGGTTCTGGTGTTAATCGAATACCCAATCTATTTCTGAATAATTTTTGAAGAGAAGATATTGGTAGATTAATTCCTTGTCTTCTAGCGAGTCCAAGTCTTTCTTTACTTGGAAAGTATGGTAAGTATTTGTCTGCTTTTAAAGAAAAGATTTCTCTTTTACCTAATCCAGCTTTTATTTTAAAAATTTTAGCGAGTTGAGTATCTGACATTCCTAATTTTTTTAGACCATCATAGTTTAGTTTCATTTCTTTAAATGCTTTGAGTCTTGCATCATCTGCTCTTAGATATGCTTCAAGTACTTGGTCTTTACTAGGATCTTTTAATCTTAATACGTCTGTAAACAACGTAGCAGCGCCAGATCTAGCTCCTTTAAACTCTTGAGCCTTAAACTCTGCAATTCTATCTCTATCTATAACCTGTGACTGAAGACCAGTGACCGCTCTAAATGCTTCACCATATCTTTTATATTCTCGACCAGTCGTGGGTTCTTCTGCTTTAACATTAAAACCTAAGAACTGACCACCTTCTGGAAAAAACAAACCTCTCACAGTTCTACCAAGTTCTGGAGATTTAACTGCTTCTCCTCTAACGATTCCAAGGTCAGCACCAGTTGGTACTCTTATAGGAAGTATGTTTGGTTTAAGAGTATCAAGTATATGTATCAACCCTTTTTCCCATTGTAATGCTAATTCATCTCCTTCTTTATAAACTTTAGCACCAGATCTAGTTGTTCCACCTCTTCCAACACCAAGTCCAAGAGCACTTTCTTTTGGTAGTACATCCAATACTGCGTCATAAACCATGGATACTTCAAAGAAAGGACTAAAAAATTCTGCAATGGAATCAAAAGTAGCAGTTCTAATTTTAGCAAAATCACTTTTATCTAATCTTGTACCATCTCTCAAAGATCTAGCCATGGTATGAAAAGGTTTGGAAACCAAGTCCCAAGGGTTTGTATAACTAAAATCTATAACTTCTGGATTACCCTTTTCATCTTTACCAACTGGTATCAACACAGAGTTTCTCTGCCACGGAGCAGATAGTCTATTGATAGCATCAACCTCCTCATCAGATGTATCTGTCATCATCTGACCAAACCTCTGTAAACCTGCACCAAGAATACCAGTTGTAAACATTGCACTAGTCATTCTTCTAGCACCAATTTCTCTGATTGCTGCACTATCACTAGCAAGTTCTTTCATGGCTACATCTAAAGTATTAAAACCAGTTCTAATTATCTCTGCTGGAAACGCTATAAAGTTACCGAGAGGCAAACCTCTTAAACCTTTTATTACATCTGGAACTAGTTCGTAGTTAGGAACAAGATTACGAATATTGTCTGCTGTAAATTGTTTGAAAGCCTCTTCTAATTCTTCTGGTGTAGCATCTGCTTTTGCTCCTATTGTTCTTCCAAACTCTCTGTCTGCATTTCTTGTTGCATTAGCAATAGCTGCTCTTTGTTGTTCTATGGTTAGATTATCAAATCCTTGAGCTTTCTTAGCGTTGTTTATAGCACTGGCCTGCATCTTTCTTCGGGCATTTCTATATTTTTGAGTTTCAAAAAGATAATTGTACATTTTCCAAACATCATCACCACCTCTGTATAAATCCTCTGCAAAACCAAGAGGCTTTCTAAAAAATTGTCCAAGTTTACTTCTCTTTTCTGTTTTAAACATTGGGTCTGATCTACCCAATGTTTCTGCCCTCTCTTGTGCCGCTCCACCTTTAATTTGACCTTCTACAAAATCTCCTCTTGCTTCGTACCCTAATCCTTTTCTTAAATTTTCTTGTATCTCTCGTAGTTGAGCCGAGCTACCAATAACGCCTCGTTTCTGCATATCAACAAGAAAATCTAATGTCTTACCATCTCTTATTAAGTCTATGAAAGTTATACCTTTTAATTTAAGTTCTTTGTCGATAACATCTCTCATTACAAGATTAAAAGATGTACCAAGACTAGCTCCTTTACCAACATTACCTTGCATCAAAGCAAAACCTGAAGCAGAGGTGACGTTTCTAATTTGTGTCAGAGGAGAAAGAATTGTTTTTGAATATTGTGTTGCACCCTTCAGAGTCTGAAAAAAACCATACGCTTGTCTAAGCAAAGTCGGCATGGTGTCAGAATCATTCATAGCGTATGTGCTTAAGTTATTATACATGACTCTTGGCACTGCATATCCAAACATACTTCCGTACATACTGGTCGTTTGATTAGCTCCAGGTGAATAAATGTCTCTTTTTACACTGGTTTCGGCAGATCGTCCTAGAATAACATGATTGGGATGAGCACCTAACCAGTCATCAAGAGCCGCTCCCAACGTCTTTTCATCAAGATCTGACACTCTGTCAAGCGTATTTGGGTTAACATTGAATTGATCTGGTTTTTGTTTTATCCAGTTGATGATTTCATCATCCATTTTATAGAACAGTTGTTTTTCTTCTGGTGCTCCTCTTAGTGTCGTGGGTCGTGCTGCATTTCTCGCAACTGTTGCTGCTATGTTTTGATCTACAGTTTCTTTAAACAATCCTAAAAATCTATCAGTCGCTATAAAATTAGATAACTCTGACACTGTTGATATGAAAGCCTCTCTTGGATCTCTAATTTCTCCAAGTATTAAACGTAAGACTTCACTATCTACCTTTCTTTTATTAATTAAACTTGTATCTAATCTTGTTTGGAAGACTCTTGATAATGCGTGAACACCATTGCCTTTTGCTTTCGCATTACTAACAACTTTGTCTATGTAAAACTGTGCTTGTTCTCGACTTAGCGTAGTTTGTCTTGAAGTTAATTGACCCATTTGTTCGTCAGTTATTTTGTATGGCGTGTCACTTAATATGCCTCTTATGTGACCATAGTCCACACCTTCTCCAGCCATTATTTTTCTGACTATTTCTGTTTTGGCTTTAGGTTGTATGACGTAATTTTTATCGTTGTATATTCTATACAATCTTCTTAAATAACCACCCTCTCTCATCATTCTTGAAACTTGTGCTCTAAAATTATCTCTAGTTAAACCACCTTGTATCACAGCGTCTTCTGGTAGATCAGATATAACTTTACTATCTAAGAATTGATCGGTTAATTTTTTAATAGTATCGGCGGCTTTTACATATTCTTGATAGAGTTCTTCTGGTAAATCTAAAATTTTATTTTCTTTTTCTATAGCTCTTCTTCTTTGTCTGTTAGTTAAAGAAGATAAGTCTTGCCCTTTTCTTGCTCCTTCAAGAACATCCATAAAGTTATCTAAATATTTTCTTTTATTGTGATCTGGAAGTCCAATATACCTAGGAGTTTTTAGAATCTCCTCGATTTTTTTATCAATGTCTTGCATCCTTTGTTTAGCAATTTTTATGTTACCTTCGACTTCTGGATTAATTAAAGATCGTGCTCTTGCAACTACTGGATCTAAAAAACCTCTGTATCTTAATAAGGCTTCCATTTTACCAACAAGAGCAGGTAAACTTCTCATATTTGGATCACCTTGTTTAAGTGCTATTTCTCTTCGACCAATAGATCTTTTAGCACCTTCTATCATACCTTTAGCTAAAGGCACTGTCATACCACTTGCAATATCTAATACGGTTGATTCTTTAGGTAAAATATTAGCAGCAACACCACCTACTGTTTTATTAAAATTACTTAATGCTTCTATGGGTCGTGCACTTAGAGTCTTATTTAAAACTTTTAGAGACGCACCAAGTGCTGGAGGTATCACGGCAGTTGCTACACCACCCTCAAGACCAATTTTTAATTTATTTAAAATTTTTGCAAACGCTCTTTCTTGTCCGTCAAGACCGACAGCATCTATGGTATTTGTAGGACCTGCATCGAAAAAATCACCTATTGTTTGTGTATCATCTGTAGAAACAATTGCATCTGCAAATCCAGCGGCAGTTAACATGGTTGCATATCGCCCTAGCTTTTGTGCTTTTGTTTGTTTTTCAAAAACAATCTGACCATCTTTCTTAAATTTTCTGAATGGATCTCTAGCTTTGTTAATACCACTTAGATTAGTTCCCAGAACACGAGCATTTTTAGGACCTATCTCTGGATTTCTTGCACCTATCTTTGGTCTACCTTGTAAGATTCTTCCTACTCTACCCGCTTTGGATACATAAGATGCTGCTGCAATGCCTGGAATACCAAACTGAACCAGAGCCTCCGTAACTTTACCCGCCGCTCCTTCTGGATCTATGCCAAGATCTGATCTAATTCCATCGAACCATGCTTCAACTGCGTCAGTAGCTCTGTTACCAGTGATTGCATCATACGCTAAAAATCCAGTTGTAACTATTCCTTCTGGTATTTTAGACAAACCAGAAAGCACACCCTCACCAGCTTCTGTAAAGAAGCCTTCATAGCTACCACTACCTCTAGACTTAGCTAGTTCTGCTTGTTTTTCATTGAAAGCTCTAACTCTTTTTTCAGCTTCTTCTTGACCTATCTCTTTTAGATAGGTGTATTTTTTCCCATCAACTTCATAGGTAAACATTTAATCACCTGATCTAGTAAATAGTTCTACATTGTCTTGATATGTTTTTACTGTCTCTTCATCTCCAGACTCTATAGCATTTTTAATAAATCCTGGCAGATCATCATAATTAAGAATAATACCATTTCCATATTTATTTTTAAGAGGTCTGAACTGATCGATTAACGCATCTAAACCAGCTTTAGGGTTAAGAGACAGTGTGTCTTGAGATTTCATGAAAGGACCGGTAGACTGATTTAATCTTTGAAGAGCCAACCCTAATTCCTCTTGTGCCTCAGCAGAAAGTGTTGTACCTGGAGCTGCTTGTATACCATAGCCTCCTGTGCGTCCAGCTATATTAATTTTTTGCATGGATTCTGATGGTCTGGTAACTTTACTATCTTTTAATTCTTTAAGTAAATCAAACTGTTGATTTATACCTTTTTGCGTAAGCTCTAAGTTATCGGCAGTCATTAACTTATTTTCATCTTTTACTTGAACAAGACCTTGAGCTATCGCAGCGGTTATTTCATCTGGTAACATAGCAGCTATCTTAGCTTTGTGAATCTTTAACATGTTTTGAAACTCTGAATCGCTCTTGTCTAACTTAAACTTCTCTAAGTCATAGTTAGCCATGGTAGCCAGACTTTCAATCTTTATCTTTCTCATGGCAACTTCTGTATTTAACTTATCAAGTAAGTCTTTTCTTTCCTCACCACGAGTCTGTTGTACTATATTAAACTCTGCTGCTTTTCTTTGAACATCTAGTGCGTTCTTTGCGATATTTTCAGATTTCTTGTCTGCTAACAACTTATACATTGTGCTTTGATAAGTTTTTACATCTTCTCTGTAATCGTCTGAAAGATCTTTCATGTCTCTGCCGTAGCCTTCAAGACCGACTTGAAAACCTTTAGCTACATTTGTTAGTGCATTTGGACTTTCACCTGCAGCCATGGCAAGACCTGCTCTCATCATGTTTAACCAAATAGATCCTTGTTGATCTTTTGTTAATTGTTCATCAAGAGTATCTTTATCATAGTTAAGCAAATCAAAAGCGGCATCTCTTACATCGGCAAACGTAGCCTCTTCTGGTTTCTTTTGTAGAGCAGCTATATATTCTTCTCTATGTTTATCAATAGTTTTACCTAATATATTAGCATTTTTTAAATTATCTAAGTTATTTGCATAATCTGTATAAAGATTTTGTATGGCTTGTATCTCGGTAGCTGTTCTTTGTTTGATGTTCTTAAAATCAAACTTTTTCGTGGTGTCCTCTGGTTTTACAACATTAGATGTAAAAGGAGCTTCTGAAGTTGGTATGTCTCCACCGTCAAATGTTTCTATGTCATCATCAATTTTCTTAGCTGTTGGTGTTTTTAACAGTTTCTCGTTTGTCTTATTTATTCTAGTAGTTGCCGAATCTACTGCCACGGGATCATCTATATCTTTTGGAGTAGTTTCTTTAGTTTCTCCAAAATCTTCATCAATGCCAAATTGTGGGTAGAAAAAAGGATTTTGTGATATTTGTGTAATATCTTCATTCGGACTGAAGTCTTTTTGTAAAGTCGTTATTGCACTTTCAGGTTTTCTCTGTCCATAAAAAGGTATCTGTGTGATACCAGATTTAAGTTCACCAACTTTAAATTCTGGTGCTTCTGCTACAGTAGGAGTTAACTGACTAGCTCGTGCCGTTCCAACTCTAATCAACTCTGGACTAGAAGCCATGATACCAGAGGGTATGCTCCTTTGAATATTAGGATTACGAAACATTGGTCTGTCAAATACAGTTCTTATCATTATGCAGCTCTTGGTCCAAAGAAGTTACTAAAACCACCAGCTTGTCCTACTGCTCCAAGACCCGCGATTCCTAGTCCAAGAAGTTGTGATCCTCTGCTTGGTGGTGGAGTTGTTGTTCTTGATACAGTTTGTTGCAATGCTGGAACACCTCTGAATATATCAGATAAGAATCCTATTCTCTGGAACGGTAATGCTTGTTGTGCCAACTCGTTTGCTCTTGCTACATCAAAACCTCTTTGTGTTTGTTGTTGTTGAAGACCGCCAAGTCCAAGTGCCGTATTTATATCTTGTACACCCATCTGTTGTCCTAACTGACCAAGAGCCGCGGTTTGTGTACCAAGACCCGCGACAGTTTGACCCAACTGACCAGTAAGCTGTGCTTGTCTTAACTGTTGTTGTGCTGCTTGTTGAGCTAAATTCTGTGCCTGTGCAAAACCTTGTGATCTTAACTGTGCACCAGTTCTTGCTTGTTGATCCATGACATCGGCAGCTATTTGTCCTTGTAACACTGCTTGTCTTGATCCACCAAACGCACCTTGACCTGCGGCACTTGCTTGTGCTTGTAACTGTTGTTGTGCTCCTCTATCTGCAATGTCTTGTTGAGTTCTTGCGATAACATCTTCTGTAAACGGATTCATAAATTGTTGATAACTAGTTGGGTCTATTCCTGCTGCAGCAACTCTTTGTTGTGCAGTTCCTAACTGTCCTATGCCTTGACCAATCGCCTCTGCTCCTTTTTGAAGAAAAGGTTGAAACGCTCCTATCCCTAATGTCGCATCGTCTCCTAAAACTGCATCTATTGCAGCTTTTTGTCCTTGTGAAAGTTCTGCTAACCGTTGAGCAGAAAACGGCATAGATGAGCCAGGTTCTGTTATAGCCTCTGCACTTTTAAATATATCTGCTAAAAACTGCTCTTGAAACGGTGCTAATCTTACTATCTGTTCTTGTGTTGCTGTAGCCATTATGCGACCCTCTCTAGTTCAGACATCATCTCATACATTCTTGCAGCTCCAATGTCTCTGTCTCCTCCACCTGCACCTCTAACTGCTTTTGCAGTTAGTACAAATTCACCGTCTGATAGTCTTGCTGGTACAGAATCACTTGTGCCTGTCCCAGGTCCGTTTACTTCACCTCCACCTGCTTTTGCTAGTGGATCTATTCTAACATCTCCTTTACGAGACTCTGCTAAATCCTCAAAGTATTTTTTTCTCTCTTCATCGTCATCTAGATTGTAACTCTTATCACCTATAAAGCCAAGACCTAATCTAGATTTACCAACTGGGTCTGGTCTTTGTTTAAATTCTTCTTGTTTTGGTTCTTCACCAAGTGCCGCCAAAGTTCCAATACCACCAATAGTTGCCATGCCAGGTCCAGTTTTAGCAAAATCTACTGCTTTTTGAAAAAATGAAGGATCTGGCGATGGTGTGACTGCTGGGAAAGGACCTGCACCTGCTATACCACCGACTGGATTGCCAGTAGCAGAACTCGTAACGGTATCTGTAACAGCTTTTGTTCCAGCATCGGTGGCAGTAGATCCAGTTCCAGATCCAAAAAACTTAGAGCCTGCATAAGCACCAATACCACCAATGAGTGCATTTCTTAATGCGTCATCTGGATCTGCACCTGCTACTAATGAGCCTATACCAGTACCTATACCAGCGAACAAAGAACCACCTAGTGGACCACCAAGAGCAAAACCAATAGTTCCACCTATGACTGGCGCTGCTTTTTTTAAAATTTTTCTAAAACTTTTAAAAATACCCATGATTCAATACTCTATCAATAATTACACTTTTGTTCAATGTTATATTCTAGATATCGCACTTGTTGTCACTCTTGTTTTCGATAACTCTTGAATACTAGCTACAACATGCAATCTGTTTGCAGTTGCGGCCTGCACTTTTAATACTTCTCCACTCTGTAATATCAGATCTCTTGTGAGTAATTCTATAGTTGTGTTAGCTCCTACTGCTTTGACATTGAACAAAACAAACGTATCACTACCACTAACAAGTTGAACAGTAATTGTATCAGCGTTACCACTATCTTCTGCTACTAATATAGAATTTATAACAGCTGCGTTGAAATCGGCATCACTAGGAACTGTAAACAAAGTTGTAAGATCCGTTGTGGTCAAATCTACCTTTGCGTTTGTTACACCTTGAATATACTGAGGAATACTGGTTATAAGCATTAGCGTCTACCATCCTCTCTTATGTCTACTCTAGGTGTACCTAATTTATATTTTGTTCCCAGTGATGTGGAATCAATTCTTAAAGCAAAAGATCTACCTCGTAAACGATAATTTAATTTTTCTGTAAATTGTTCTACTGGACTGGTTGCAGATCTTTGTGTTGTAACTTGTGTTGTCTCGTTAAAATTAGCACCAGGGTTATTTCTCGTTTTCATAGTAAACGATACATCTGGGTTAACACTCGTAGATCCATTGAACGTAATATCTGGAATAACTTGCTTTATAAACAAGAACTTATCACCATCTCCTATATCAATAGCTGAAGATTCTATAAAGGATGTCATGGCAGATCCATCATCATCAAACCCTACTTCATGGTTGTAAAGATACTGATTACCAGTAGCTTGTGGTAAGTTTCTTATACCTCTATCAAGCCATGCTTGTCTTACAAGTGTGCCATAGTACCAAACTTTTTCTAAATAATTATAGGCAACATACTTATCTATTTCTGTTCCAGCAGATGATGGATAAAACCACAAGATCTCACTAAATTCAGAATTAAGTCCTACATGCACCTTGTCTCGTTCTTCAAAGTTAAAATCTAAAAACACTTTGTCTTTAACTGTGCATGGTAGTTGTATTGTTTGACCACCTGCATAGACATAAAAAGTATCGACACCCATCCAATACACTGCATCTTCAACAGCTATCGCAGAAAAAGGACTCATTATAGTTATGTTCTTTGACAGTTCTTGCAAACCAAACGTAAATGGTGGACCTATAAACTTCATAGCATGTAGTGTTTTATTAGTGAAGACGAGTATCTGTTGTTTTGTTTCAACAGCTTGTACAAAGGTAGATCCACCACCTAACCTTAAATCACCTGCTGTATTTGTAGCAGTCGGAAAGAAATCTACTGGATTTTCTTGTGAAGAAAAACGTATCAACAATGGATCTTGCACCCCATCCCCTTGTGTAGCAGATGAGTTTGCACCCAATCCATCACAACCAAACACAATAACATGTCTGTCTTGGTCTGATACAAGAACTTGTTTTGCTATTGTAGGCACACTGGTTTCTCCAGAATATGTGCTTGTTGCACTAAGTTCTATCGCTCTGTTGCCTAAACCATTTGTTTTATCCCAATAAAATATACCACCATCTCTTGGATTTATAATAATATCTTCACCAAAATTGTCATGTGACCACAATCTAATCTGTGCTCCAGGAACCGTGACACTTGCTGCATTACCCCATCCAACAAAGTCATTGGCAGAATCTGCATTTCCAGTTGCTAATCTAACAAGTGTATTATCTGCATGTGTTGCTGCTGCTGTGCCACTTGCACCTCTAGTTGATGGACCTCCACCAGTGCCCAATGTGTTAGAACTTATTGTGCCAACTGTAATCAGTTCTTCTTCTATTAATATCAAATCACCAGCCGTGATGCCTGTTGCACTGTCCACATCTATTGCAGTTTCACTTGCATCTAATGCTTCTGCTAGTTGTGTTGCCAAAGCACCAGATGTTGTACCACTCCACTGACCAGCACCCCAACCAGTTCCACCAACTGTTACATCTAATCCAACATTTATTTGATATGCACCTACAACACTACCACCACCATTGCCAGTGTCAGATGAGTTAGCTGCCACACTTGATGTGATTGTGTAGGCATTAGAGCTTATGATAGATGCAATTTGAAATTCTGCGTTAAGTATTGTAGCTGTGATCGTGCCACCTAAAGTTGCCGCACCAGAAAATGTTACAAAGTCTTTCTCATTAGCACCATGTGCTGGATCTGTAACAGTTATAGTTGTTGATCCATTTGTGGCGGCAAAAGTTACATCACCTGCACCTGTAGTATTTCTAATCGGTGTAATGTCATTAAACGTCTGACCCTCTTCTATGTAGTATTTAAGATGTGTGCCAACACCCATGAAATCAGAACCATCAAGAGCCACCCAGTTATGCAATCTTCTAGCACTACCTAAATATTGATTAGGACTATATTTTTCCCAACCACCAAACTTTTCTGGAAAACCAAATCTAAATCTTA